CCGTCTTTGTGAGCGGCGAAAGAAACGGATAGGGGTAGGGTAACTGACATGGGACGTCGAGGGCCTAAGCCGAAGCCGACGCAATTGAAGATATTGACTGGAAATCCAGGACGAAAGCCGCTGCCACAAAACGAGCCGCAGCCTGAGGTTGGACTGCCACGTTGTCCGAAACGATTCACAGGTGACGCGCGAAAACTCTGGAGCACATTAGCCAAGCAACTCACGTCCTGCGGCATCGCCACGCGACTCGATGCCACTGCACTGGAACTGCTCATTGATCAATACGTGAACTACACGAGCGCCTCAGTGCAGGTGCTCAAAACAGGCCCGGTGTGGCTAGAGAAGGGCGACGGCGCGATTCCGAAATTCGCTTACTCGCCATACTGGGTCCAGCAGCAACGGGCGTTCAAGGCGCTGTTAACGATTCTCAGGGACTTTGGCATGACACCATCGGGACGCGCCAGTGTGAAGAGCGCGGCACCGCTGGTGGAATATAAGGATGATCCGGCAGCACAGTATTTCGCATAACACATAGGCCGCAGGCTCGAACTCTCGTAGCCTGCGAGCGGCATAAGCTGGCTGATCACCAGTGAGGTGCCTTACCCACCGTTGCCTGTAAGGAGGCTGCGGGAGTTCGCTCCTGCGGCCTCTTTCGTTTTGGCAGGCAATGGTAGCACGATCCAAGAAACTCGATCCTCCGCAACTCGTAGCAGGATATGATCCGCTACGGGATGCCTCGGACTGCCGCTGGGATGCCGAAGCTGCGCAGCGAGTCTTGGACTTCTTCCCTGCCTGCCTCAGTCACACTAAAGGTTTTCAGGGGACATTCCGCCTCGAACCGTGGCAGCGTGACATCCTCGCCACACTCTACGGCTGGAAGCGCCAAGACGGCACGCGTCGCTACCGTGAGGCGTTTATCGCGGTTCCTCGAAAGAATGGTAAGACGACGCTGTGTGCCGGCATCGGCATCTACCACCTGGCATGTGACGGCGAGCAGGGGCCGGAAGTCTACTGTGCCGCATCTTCGCGTGATCAAGCCACGCTGCTCTTTGATCCCGCCGCCCAGATGGTTCGCAATAACATTCGCATGAAGGATGCCCTGGCTATCCACGAAACCGTGAAGCGCATCGTCGATCACCGCAGCGGCGGATTCTTCCGGGCCATTCCCGCTGAGGCAGCCAGCAGCCACGGCTTTAACGCCTCGGCCGTTATCTTCGACGAGCTGCACACGCAACCCAGCCGGGATCTCTACGACGTTCTGAAGACGAGCACGGGTGCCCGCAAGCAACCGCTGTTCCTGTCTATCACCACTGCAGGATTCGATCGCCACAGCATCTGCTGGGAAGTCTGGGATTACGCCAGAAAAGTACGCGACGGCATCATCGAAGATCCGTTCTTCCTCCCCATCCTGTACGAGTTCCCTGAGGGCGCCGACTGGACGGATCGCAATCTGTGGCGGGACGTCAACCCGAACCTTGGCGTAAGTCTCAGCAACGAGTATCTCGAAGAGGCGTTCGCGCGGGCACAGGCGATCGCGGCCTACGAGAACACATTCCGCAACCTGCATCTTAATCAATGGGTGGAGCAGGCGACGCGTTGGTTCTCGATGGAGAAGTGGGACGAAGGCGATCGGGAGGTAGACATCCCGTTTGGTGCCGAGTGCTGGTGCGGACTGGACTTAAGCGCCACGACAGACATCTCTGCCTTCGTGATGGTATTCCCGGTCGGCGACGAATTCCGCGTCCTGTCGCATTTCTGGATTCCAGGCGAGGCGGCTCGGGCGAGGGAACGGCGGGATCGAGTGCCGTATTCGCAGTGGATCAACGAAGGATGGATCACCGCCACTGCCGGCGACAGCGTTGACTATGAGGTAATCCGCCGCGATATCAACCAGCTCAAAGAGCAGTACAACATCCGGCAAATCGCCATCGATCGCTGGAACGCCAACCAACTCGCCCACCAACTCCAGGCGGATCAGTTTGACGTTGGTTTTTTTGGCCAGGGTTACGCGTCCATGAGCAGTCCAGCCAAGTTTCTAGAAGCTGTGATCGCAGACGGCCACCTCGTACACGGCGGCAATCCCGTGCTGCGGTGGATGGCTAGTAACGTGGCGATCGAGACGGACGCTGCTGGCAACATAAAGCCGAGCAAAAAGGCCAGCACCGAACGCATTGACGGCATTGTGGCGATGGTGATGGGCCTCGGCGCCTGGGCAGTGAATCAGCAGACAGCCATCTGGGATGCGCAGGAGATCGGTTTGTGACAGTGGACACCATCCACACGCTGATCGGTGCCGCGTCCCTGACGCTCCTAGCCGCTGGCGCCTGGCTGGCGTGGGGTGTGGGATATGCGGCGATCGTGACGGGTGCGGTGCTGCTGGCCGGCGTGATCTACGCGAGGACGAGATGATTAGTTACCTGCTACCACAGCGAGCCGCCACAGTACAGACGCTGGGACATCCAGCGGCTGGCGTGATCGGCTGGGTTGATGCCTCATCCAATCGCTCGGGCGTGACGGTTACGGAGTCCACGGCGTTGACATTGGCTTCCGTGTGGTGCGCCGTGCGTGTCATCAGCGAGACGATCGCCACGCTGCCCTGCATGCTCTACCGCAGGACGAGCGGCGACACACGTGAACGTGCCACGGACGACGATCGCTACTGGCTGCTCACCGAACAGCCGCACCCTCACATGTCAGCGGTTACGTTTTTTGAGGCCATGACGGCCCGTATGGTGCTGCACGGCAATTGCTATGCGGAGATCGTCTGGGCCGGCGGCATGCCCAGACAACTGGAGCTGCGCAACCCGGAGAGCGTCTATCTGGAAATCGTGGAAGACGATCTTGTCTACCGCGTAGCCAACCCCGACAGCGTGGTGCTGCCCGAGAAGATGCTGCACATCGCTGGCCTGGGCGGCGACGGACTGACGGGCTGGAGCGTGATTCGCTATGCCCAGGAGTCGATCGGTTCCGCTCTGGCAGCGGATCAGTACGCTGCGGGCCAATGGGGCAACGGCGGGACGCCCAACGGTGTGTTGAAACACCCGATGCGGTTGGATAAATCGGCACGCGAGCACCTGCGGCGCGAGTGGGAGGAAATACACAGAGGCAGCAACAACGCCGGGCGTGTCGCCATCATGCACGGTGGCATGGAATTCCAGCCGATTTCCATGCCGAACAAAGACGCGCAGTTCCTGGAGTCCAGGGACTTCTCGGTGCGCGAGGTGGCTCGCTGGTTCCGATTGCCTCCGCACATGCTCGCTGATCTGAGTAACTCTTCCGTGCGAGCCAATATCGAACAGCAGGCCCTGGAGTTCATCGTCTACTCGCTCAAGCCGTGGCTGACTCGCTGGCAACAGGCGCTCAACCGCAAACTGCTGGTTGGCAGCGAGCAGCGGGAGATGTACTTCGAGTTTCTGCTGGAGTCGCTCCTGCAAGGCGATTCTGCCGCCCAGGCCAACGCCTGGAGCGTCGGACGGCAGTGGGGATGGTACAGCGTCAACGACATCCGAAAGATGCTCAACATGACGCCCGTGTCAGGTGGGGACGTCTATCTGCAGCCAGTCAACATGGTGCCAGCCGATTCCGAGATGGCCAGCGGCGAACGAGCCGAGCCGGAACCGATATTGGCACCACCACCCGGAGAGGACAGCGACGACGAGGGCGAAGAGGAAATCGACGAGCAGGCCGCCAAAGCCCTCGGCGAGAACTGGCGCGAAACCATGGCGGCGATCGTCGCCACAGGCCGCGATCAGCTACAGCAGGTAGTGGCTTCCGGTGCCAGTTCCTTTGCCGACGTCGCCACGCACTGCGACGAGGCCGCGTCGAGTCATCTGGAGTCACTGCGGGAGCTGCGGGAGGAAATACACCGGGACATCCTCCGGCCCATCTTGGAACGTGCCAGGGGCTGTGACGTGGGGCTGGTGTACTCGGCCCACGCGCTCCTGCATGAGCATGTCCGCGTAGCTCAGAAGCGTGAACGTTCCGAGGTGAGCCGAGCTGCCAAGACAGTGGCTCGCGGGGCACCGCTCAATGAGTGGCTGGATGACTACTACGGGCGATTCGCCGCGGATCTGGCTGAGCGAATTAAGCCGGCGTGTGATGCCTACCGTGCCATTAGGCCTCATTGCAGCGAGTCACTGGCCAGCGACGTGGCGGACAGGTACTGCGCGGCTCACGTGGCTGAGATTTCCGCCGCCTCCCGCGGTAATCGCGCTGGCTGTGCTCAGCGCGTGCAGGCCGTTTTGGATTCCTGGGAGCCAGCCATTCAAGAGATTTCGATGGGAGATTGACATGATCCATCACCTGTTTACCGCGATGCTTGGCGAAACCTGGGCCATGCGGCACGACTACCTGGCCGGCATGTGGGCGGCGGCCTGCGGCGATGCTGAGATCTCGACGGAGATTCGCGTTCCCCGCAAGCTGCCGCGTGTCAGCGGCGCGGTGGCGATCCTCCCGCTCCAGGGCGTGATCTCCCAGCGGCAGAGCGTGTGGCAGGAACTGTTTGGCGGCACGGCCACAGAGTCGTTTGGCGCCGCATTCTCGTCCGCCATCAATCACCCCAAGGTAGGCGCAATCCTCATCGACACAGACAGCCCAGGCGGCACGATTTCCGGCGTGCCCGAACTGGCCGACATGATCCATTACGGCGGCACCATCAAGCCTGTGGCGGCGATCGCCAACTCGGAAATGGCGTCGGCTGCGTACTGGCTGGCCTCCCAGGTGGGCGGCAACCAGAAACGTCTAGTGGCCTCTCCCAGCGCAGAGGCTGGCTCCATCGGCGTCTACCGCGTGCACGAGGACTACAGCGAGATGCTGGCGGCCGAGGGCATCAAAGTTAGTTTTCTCGCGGTGCCTGAAACTAAAGTCGAGGCCAATCCCTACGAGCCACTATCTGATGCGGCCCGTGAGCACCACATGGAACAGGTGCAGGCGGCTTACGACCAGTTCGTGTCTGCCGTGTCCCGAGGCCGCGGCGTGAATAAATCGGCGGTGCGTGAGGGATTCGGCAAGGGCCGCATGTTCCACGCCAGCCAAGCCGCGGAGATGGGCCTGGTGGATCGTGTGGCGACGCGGGAGCAATTGCTGAGTGAACTGGGTGGTGCTGCGTCGCTTGGCACCAAAGAGGCAGCCGTTGTCCAGGACGAACTGACACACGCCTGGGAGATCGGCCTGTTGCAGAAACTGATCAATCCTGAGTACACCCGCAGACATGAGCTGATGCAGCAGCGCCTGCGTGGAGTCATACCTGACAGCCGGTGCCAATGTCCATTGACGGCACAACCTGATCAGGAACGCGTTGTGACTGAAAGTAAGCCCGATTAAGGGGATAAACAGATGAACGAACGATTGAAGAAAGCCTACGAGCAGAAGCGCGAAGCCTATGCCGTGTGGCGACAAACCATGGACAAGGCGAGTGCCGAAGGGCGCCCGTTGACTGAGGAAGAAAACCTCATCGTCGATCGCTGCGAGGCGGATATTGACGCCGCTAATCGCATCAAGGACGAGGAAGAGAATAACGAACGCCGCCGGCAGAAACTGGCTGAAACCGCTTTGCAACTGGAAGAGGCGGTGCGGGCACCGTTGTCTCACATCCAGCGAGAGGCGGTTAAGCCGGTGGATAACCGGCCCATCGGCGTGAAGCTCAAGGCCATGCTCGAAGGTGGCATGACACGCAGCGAGGCACTGACTGAATTATCGAAGCAGCGCGACGACGAACGCACGAAGGCCTTCAATGCCTTTCTGCTCGGAAACTACGCTGCACTCCAGAAGGACAATGACTCGACGGGTGGCTTCCTCTTGGCACCTGAGCAGTTCATCGCCCGGCTGATCCAGGATCTGGACAACGCCATTTGGTTCCGCCAGCGAGCCACCATCATCCCGGTGGTTGGTGCTGAGGGAATCGGTGTGCCGACTCTGGAAACCGACATCGGCGATCCGACGTGGACAACGGAACTGTCCGTTGGCACAGAAGATTCGTCGATGGTGTTCGGCAAGCGAAAGTTGACGCCGCACCCGCTGGCTCGCTACATCAAGGTTTCCAAGGATCTACTGCGATCCTCGGCCTTGAGCGTGGAGGCCATCGTGCGGGAAAGGTTGGCGTTTAAATTCTCCGCCGTCCAGGAAACCGCCTTTATGACGGGTTCTGGCGCCGGTTCGCCGTTGGGCATCTTCACGGCCAGCGACAACGGCATCAGCACCACGCAGGACGTTTCGACGGACAACACCTCAACGGCATTTACCGTCGATGGCCTGATCAACGCCAAGTACGCGCTGACGCCGAGCTGGCTCAACGCTGGCAACCTGATCTGGATATTCCACCAGGATGCCGTGAAGTTGGCGAGGAAGTTGAAGGACGGTGACGGGCGCTACATTTGGGAGCCCGGGATGGTGGCGGATCGTACCGACACCATCCTTGGCGTTCCGGTAATGGTGTCCCAGTACGCTCCCAACACGTTTACGACGACGCTCTACGTCGGGTGTATCTGCAATCCCAGTTACTACTGGATCGCAGAGAACATGTCGCTGGATATTCAGCGACTGCAGGAATTGGGCGCGTTGACTAACCAGGATTACTTCATTGGCCGCGTGGCGCTCGATGGCATGCCCGTGTGGGAAAAGGCCTTCGTCCGCGTCAAGCTCGGCTGATAAGGAGAGTGCATTATGCAACTAAGCAGGAATTTGGATCTGGCAGTCATTGCCTACAGCTCCAGCTCGCCTGTGTGCGAGGTGGATGCCGCGGACTGCGAGGGCGTGCTGTTTATCGCCGTCCCGGGCACCACAGTGGCCCGCACTGGCAGTATGGCACTCAAGGCTGGTGCTACGACTACCGGCTTCGTTAACTGCAGCAGCACCCACACGCTCACGAGCACGGGTGCTACACGTGACGTCCTGATCGTGGATGTCTACAAGCCGGCCAAACGGTGGATCGGCTGCACGTACAGCGCCACGGCGGACATGGAAGCCAGAATGCTGGCGATCAAGTACGGCCTGCGCAAGCACGTCAGCACATTCAGCGCCACGGCTGTAACGAACCTGACGGTGCCGGTGGTGGCCGGTGGCGTGAAGCGAGTTATCTCGCCCACGTCGAGCACGTAGTAACCAGGCAGTTGGCGCGAGAGTGCCAACGCTGTTCCGCGAAGCCGGGGGAGACTGATACCTCCGGCCCCCGGCTTCGCCTTTACATCCGGGGCTTTAGCCTAGATCGCAAGATCGCAACAAAGGAATAACCATGACGTACCAACCTAAAATCTATCGCAAGCAAGGCGCAGCGGAGTTCGTTGTTGCCAGTAGCGGCACAATCACCATCGAGAGCGGCGGCAAGCTGGACATACAGAGTGGTTCCACTTTCACCCTGGCTGGAACCGTGGCGTTGACTGGAAGCATGACAGCCAGCAGTGCTGGCAGTATCACGGTCAGCAGCAGCGCGTATGCAGCATTTCCATACCAGTCCCTTGGGTCGTCCCAGACGGCAACGCCCATCTGGCAGACTGGCTGCACATTGCTGACAGGCACGACGACTGGGCCGACATACATCCTCGGTGCACCGAGTGCGGCTGGCATTCCGAAGTGGGTGATTCTGAATCCATCCAGTTCTGGTGCAACGCATCGGTGCGTTGTTTCCACATCAGCGTGGACTGGCAAGGTTACGCATCACAGTGCCACGGGGGACAAGCTGACGTTGGACACGTCCTCTCAGGGAGGCGCCCTGCTCATTTCGTCGGGGACTTCTGAATGGCGCGTCGTCAACGCGTTTGCCATCAAAGAGCCATCCATCGCCTAGTACCGTTTCATGGAGGTATCAATGGACAGTGACAGATTTGCTCCTTCCCAACCCGAGCAGCCGGTCGAGCCGTGCACGCCGAGCGTTCCCGAGACGCCCTGCGTGCCGGCCGAGCCGGAGCAGCCGTGCGGTGCACGCAAGATCGCCTGTATCGGCAAGGCACCCAGCAGTGTGCTGCTGGCACCGTACCACGATCTGCAATGGGAGGTGTGGATTCTCAACACGCTGGGCAGTAACAACGAGGTGCCCAGATGGGATCGGCAGTTCGAGATTCACGATCTGGATCTGGTAAAGGTGCCAGCTTATGGCAACTACTACAACTGGCTGGCCTCGCAGGAAAACAAGATCGTCTACACGCGGGACGAACCACCGCCCGAGTTCAAGAGCGGCGTGCAGTATCCGCTGGCTGCGGTATTGACGACGTTTCAGAAACTGAGAGGAGGCCGCTACATCACGAACACCGTGAGCATGATGCTGGCACTGGCGCTGCACGAACACCTGAACGGGCAGCCGGTGAGCGACATCGGCCTCTACGGCGTAGACATGGCTCAGCAGGGACTGCGCAGCGGCAACGCTGGCTGGTTCACGAGTGAGTATGCACGGCAACGTCCGAGCTGCGAATACTGGATAGGTGTCGCCGAGGGACTGGGGATCACAATCCACATTCCGGATCAAAGCGATTTGCTGAAGACAGCCTGCATTTACGGTTACCAGCACACGGATGCGTTTAAGAAATTTTTGACACGCCAGAACGAACTGAAAGCGAGGGTGGCCGATGCCCAGAGGCGCGAAGAGGCAGCGCATAACGAGGCCGTCTTCCTCTCCGGAGCCCTGGAGGGTGGCGAATACTACGAGCAATGGCTTACCGCTGAAAACCCAGGCAGCAATCTCCCGAAGTGAGGCCCATATGAAAATTACGTTGCAAACAATCGCCGCGGGACCGCAGGGCATCGCGCGGCCAGGCACGGTGCTGGACCTGCCAACCGAGCAGGCGGAACAGTTGATATCGGACAGACAGGCACGGCCCTACGACAAGGACCGTGACGCCAAGGCCAAGCAAGGATTCGAGCCCGCACCGAGGGAGCAATGATTCCGTGCATCATCCCAGCACGAGGCGGCAGTAAGGGCATCCCACACAAAAACGTGGTGCCTCTGACTGGCAAGCCGCTGATTGTCTGGAGCATTGAGCAGGCCCAGGAGGCCAGGTGCGTGGGTACAGTCTGCGTGGCCACGGATGCGGAGGAAATCGCGACAGTGGCCGAGGCACACGGGGCGTCGGTGTTCTGGCGATCCGAGGAATCGGCTCGGGATGATGCACCCAGTGAACGGGTACTGAAGGAAGTGATCGAAGCATGGTTTGCTGAGGCGTCGGCTGTGGTGTTTCTGCAGGCTACGAGTCCGGTTCGGAGGCGAGGTGAAATTGACAAGGCCTATGAGCAGTTTGTGTCCTCGGGGGCTGATTCGCTGTTCAGCGCCTGCCGCGTGCACGGTTACACCTGGGAAATGTACGGGCACCATATCGTGTCGGGATACCAGGAGCGTCGCCCGAGACAACTGGAGCCCGTGGAACGCTGGGAGGAAAACGGCAGCATCTACATTTTCAAGCCCGAGGTACTGCGACGCTACGGCACGCGGCTCGGCGGACGAATCGCCGTGCACTCCATGCCACGGCTCGCCAGTTTTCAAGTGGACGAGCTGGGCGACGTGGAACTGATCGAACGGGTGATGGAACTCAATCATGCAGATTCCCATGCAGCCAGTGGTGCCTGATCTGTGGTGGCCGACTGGCCGCACACTAGAGCAGGATTGGTATCTGCGCAGGCCGGCGTGTGCTGAGGGCACGGACTGGCAAGAGAGTGTTGATCCAGACGGCAGATTGAGGCACAGACTGACAGAGGCGGAGCGGCTGCAGTGGCTGGACGACATGGCCGAGGAAATCGACTGGCTGCGGCGCTTGCCGCCAGGCCTGCTGATCGACGTCGGCTGTGGCCCTGGCTGGCTGATGCGTGCCATGCCTACCACCTGGGACTGCTGCGGCGTCGAGGTGGCGCCGGAGGCCATCGAGGAACTGAATCGCCGCGGTTTATGGCACGTTGATGATCTGACGGACATTGCAGAGGGTGTGGCGGATGTGGTGGTGGCCTATCACGTAATTGAGCACCTGCAGTATCCGGAGCGGCACCTGTCGCAGATGCGCAAACGGTTACGCAAGGATGGTTGGCTGCTGATCGGCACGCCCGACTTTGCGTCGCCGTGTGCCGTGCGATTTAACGACAACTACCGCATGCTGCATGATCCGACACACGTCAGCCTCTTCACGCTGGAATCATTGCATCGGTTCGTGCGGGACCATGGGTTTCGCGTGGTGGACATGAGGTTTCCATTTCCGACGCGTTATGCCACGCCAGAGACGCTGATGCGGTGGCACGATACGTCGCAGGTTTCGCCGCCATGGCCAGGTAATTGGGTCACGCTGTACTGCCAGAGAACATGATGGCCAATCACGACAGACCACTACTGACTCAATGCTGCCGAGAAGCGTCAACGGTGTGTGGCGATGCAGCGGAAATCGGAGTCTACCAGGGACACGGGGCGGAATTGATCTGCAGTTTACTGCCGGAGTCTACGGTGTATTTGTTTGACACATTCAAAGGCACTCCCCGAGAAACGATTACCACCGGCAAGGACGGCAGCTACCGCGGCGGTGAGTTTAGCGACACCTCGGAGCAACTGGTGCGTGCCATGCTTGGGTCGCATAAAAACTACCAACTGGTGCCAGGTGTATTCCCAGGATCAGCGTCCACGGTGCCGTCGCACGTGCGGCTGCGTTTTGTGCACCTGGACGTGGATACTTACTACGGAACGCTCAAGGGCCTGGAGTGGGCCTGGAGTCGGTTAGTGCCTGGAGGCGTGCTGCTGGATGACGACTATGCGTGCCCGTCATGCCCAGGTGCCAAGGCGGCTGTCAATGAGTTCTGCGGCACACATGGACTGACGCCCGAGATCACGAAAAGACGCGCTATCATCCGGAGGGTAACATGATCGAGATTGCTGGACGGAAGATCGGTGACCGCTATCCATGTTATGTCATTGCGGAAATCGGCATCAATCACAACGGCAGCCTGGACATCGCGAGGCAGCTCATCGAGGCTGCAGCCATCAATGGCTGTGACGCGGTGAAATTCCAAAAACGCACAGTGCCGCTAGTGTACAGCCAGGAAGAACTCCAGCGGCCTAGGGAGTCGCCGTTTGGTGTCACACACGGTGATCTCAAAGAGGGCCTCGAATTCGGGCGGCACGAGTACGAGGCAATTAACGCTCTGTGCGAGGAAAACAACATTACGTGGTTCGCCTCAGCGTGGGATTACGTGTCGGTGGATTTCCTGGAAGAGATGCACGTGCCGTGCCACAAGATCGCGTCCGCCATGTTGACGGACTTGGACTGGCTGGCATACGTCTGCGACACCAACAAACCAATCATTCTAAGCACCGGCATGTCCACGCTGGAACAGATTGATGCCGCCATGGAACTGGTGCTGGAACACGGCAACGAATGCCTGCTGATGCACTGCGTGGCTACCTACCCGGCACGTGACGAGCACCTGAACTTGCGGTGCCTGAAGACGCTGCGAGACAGATACGCTGTGGACGTCGGCTACAGTGGACACGAGCGAGGACTAGCCACAACGGTAGCGGCTGTGGCGTTGGGTGCCGTGGCTGTCGAACGGCACGTGACGCTGGATCGCAGCCTGTGGGGCAGCGACCAGGCAGCCAGTATCGAGCCGCAGGCCCTGTATCGCCTCGTGCGTGACATTAGAGCCATCGAGATGGCTATGGGTGATGGCGTGAAACGCGTGCTGCCCGAGGAAGAACCGATTGCCGCGAAACTGCGGAGGGTAGGCTGATGGCTGATTACGTCTATGCGTCGAGTACCAGCAGCAGCGGCACGCCGATCGTGTCGCTGGCCGAGGCCAGGCGGCATCTCAATATGAGCACCACGGAAGATGACCCTTGGATTAGCGCGGCCGTCGAGACGGCTACGCATTTCGTCGAACAGTACACCGGACGCGCGTATTTGAACCAGCGTCGGCGTCTGCAAATGCAGACGTTCGCAGATACCCGCTACGTTCGCAACCGTAAGATTTATCCCGAGAAGACGCCGATCCTGGGAAGTAGTTACGTCACGATCACTTACGTGGA